TCTAAAAAACAGTTAGAGGATATTAAAAAATTATTGAAAAGTAATAATGTGTTAGCTAAAAAAGAGGCTGAGGGGGGTGCGTTTTATGAAGATATAATGGAAGGAATGCAAAGTTTCTCTGAAAACTTTGGTTCTAATTTAAATAAGGTTTCTGGTATGAAAGAATTGATTGTATGGGAAGGAATGACTGCATACAATAAATACAATCCAAGTTTATCAAAAGATGGGAAAATATTTAAAAATGTTAAAAATTCTGAATTTGATAGTAAAAAAACTCCTACTTTAGCTTGGGCAAATTATGTCATATCTCCAAGTGGTCTTCATGACGTTTCAAACAAAAATGATTCGTATATTAAAGCTGCAGCGAAAGCCTCTCAAATAAATTACAGAGGATTACCTACTGGAAAAATACGTTCTTCAGCTGGGGGAAGAAAATTAGTACAACAAGCATTTTCTCCTAATGGTATATTTGGAATACCAGATAACGATACATTTAAACAATTTTTTAAAGATGTTGGGTCTTGGTCTATGAACATGAAGATTGATACAAATGTACAAGAAATTGAAAAAATAAAAAAAGAAATTGAAACTCAGACAGAAGAGTATAAAAATCAAAGTGAAAGTTTGATAGAAGAATTAATAGAGTGTAGAGTTAACATAGTTGAAAATGAAAATTTTATAGTTGAGAAAACACTTCTTGCTGAAAATAATAATTCACCAGAATTAATGCAAGAAATAAAATTTATTAGAAATCTTATCGATAAAGGTAAAAAACTATTTTCTAAGTTAAAAAATAAATTCAAATCAGTTTTAAAATCATTTACTGAAAAGATGAAAATGTTTTACAGAAAACTAGTAGAACATACAAAGAAATTCTTTGACATGATTGCTAATTTGTCATTAACGGAAGCTTCATTGATGTTTAAAGTGACTTTGGACAGTAATTCCAAAATAAAAATACCTTAAATTATGCTCAATTACAGAGATTATCTTACAGAAGCTGCAGGAAAGAATCTTCATCTTGAACATATTGAAGATGAAATCCTAAATAATGGTATAGAGGGTGCAAGAGCATCTATTAGGTTTATTCAGTCACTTAGAGATATGCTTGCAGGCAATTCAAAGTCTGAAGTAAACATGACTGTCAAATGGGATGGAGCTCCTGCAATCTTTGCTGGTATTGACCCATCAGATGGTAAGTTTTTTGTAGGGAAAAAAGGAGTATTTAACAAGACACCATTACTCTACAAGAAACAATCAGACATTGACCTTGGGGGTTATCTAGGAGAAGTCTTCAGTACTGCATTGAAAGAGTTACCTAGTTTGGGAATCAAAAAAGTCTTGCAAGGAGATTTACTTTTCCTCAAGTCTACTTTGGGTTCAGAAATAGATGGACATCATACATTTCAACCAAACACGATTCTCTATGCAGTTCCTAAAGATTCTGATGTTGGTAAAAAGATATCAAAGGCTAAAATTGGTATAGTTTGGCACACATCATATTCGGGTGATACTCTTGAGGGAATGACTGCATCATTTGGAAATGTACAAAAACTCAAAGAGGTTCCAAATGTATGGCATACTGATGCAGATTATAAAGATTTGTCTGGAACTGCAAAATTTACCGCAGCTGAGACAACTGCAATAACAAAAGACCTTTCAGAAGCTGGTAAAGCATTGAGAAGGGTAGATACTAAAAAATTAAACGAGTGGAAGTTGTTACAAAAGTCACTTCCACCAGCGGCATATTGGAAGACGTGGCAGAACTCTCTCATTCGTGGTAATGTACAAGAAATATATCGAAATCCAAGAAAAATGATTTCGGAGTATTTCAAGTTTGTGCATGAAGCATTTGTGAAGATTACAGCTACGAAGAAGACAGAAAAATCACAGAAACAATGGATGAATCGAAAAGAACAGTTCTTTAAGGAACTGCGGCGACATACTTCAAATATGGTTGCCATATCTACCTTCATGATGCATATAGTAGACGCTAAAAATAAGATAGTAAAAAAGTTAAACAGTATAAAACAGTTAGGAATTAGTACTTTTGTAAAGACTAAGGACGGATTTAAAGTAACATCACCAGAAGGGTATGTTGTCGCAGACAGTGAACAAAACGCTGTCAAATTAATAGATAGGTTGGAGTTTTCTTTCAACAACTTCACCGCCATAAAAAATTGGGACAAATAGGAGAAATATGAGATATTCCAAAAGTTGGACACAGGTTCTACAGGAAGTTAAAAGTCAGAAAGAAGATGCATCAAATGATAAATCAGATGATGGAGAAGGACTTGATAAAGTAGACCCAAAAGCAGTCAAAAAGAAATTTAAGGATCGTAAAGATAAAGACATCGATAACGATGGAGATACTGATTCTACTGACAAATATTTGCACAAACGCAGAAAAGCAATATCAAAGGCGGTAAGTGCAGACGAACAAGTTGGTGTTCGCAAAGTAGACTTTGTAGATGGAGTCACACCAGAACTTGAAGAAGCAAAAGGTGAATTTGAGGTCAAGTATGCATCCTCAAAGAAGGGTCCAATCAAAGTCAGTACATTTAATACTTTGGAAGACGCCAAGAAATTCCTTGCACAAGTCAAGAAAGAAGGAATGAATGGAATCATTTCTAAGGGAGGAAAACCTGTCAAAGAAGAAAAAATTGAATGTCCTAAGTGCAAAGGTGAGGGATGTGAACATTGTGATGGTAAGGGATACCATATGAAAGAAGCTGTTGAAGAGAGTGCAGCTCTACAGATGAAAATGGCAGCAGATGACATCGAAACTTATGCAAAAAAACATGGGGGTATTGATAAGAAAGATATGATGAAAGCCGCTTCCATGTTGAAGAAGGGTGATAAAACAGGTGCATTGAAATTCATCAAAACTTTGGATACAGACCCAAGGGACTACCTTTTGAAAACGATGGGAGAAGAAGTTGAGATTGATGAAAAGAAATCTGACTACGAAGACCAAATCAAAGCGTATCTTGCAAAGGGTGGAAAGATTCAAAAGGGAGACAAACCCAATCAGAAAAAGATTGATAAAGTCACAAAGGGTTTCATGAAGAAACTTGGAATCATGAAGAAGAAAGAAGCTGAGTTAGATGCAAAGGACAAAGAAGAACTTGAGAAGATGATGGGTGAAGCTTCTAGCGTTGATGAAAAGATGGATGGTAGAAAAAAGTTCTCTGGAAAACAAGCAAAGAAAGATAACGAAGATAGACGAGCCGCTCAGAGGAAAAAGTTAGGTATTTTGGGTCCAAATGAAGAAACCATTGATGAAAAATCTGACTATGAACTTTATCATAAGACATTCTCAGCGGCAATGCAGCACGCATACGCTCATGCAAAGAAAAAAGGATTTACAGTAGACCCAGATGAGATTGATAATAAAGTCGCAACTGGACCTAAGAAACCATCAAAAGGTAAAACCAATCGATATATCTTAGGAACAGATAAGAAAAAGAACCTTCATGTTCAAGTCGCTAATCTTGATGACAAACGATTTGAACTCAATATGTACATTGAGGAAGTTACCTTTGAGGGAACTGATACGGACGAAGCTATCTCTCTTGCACAAAGAAAGGCAAAGGGTAGACAGATGAGAATTCTGTCTAAGAAGGCGTCAACTCAAAAGAGAAAAGAGTTGAACAAGAAGAAGTCTATGCCTCTTGATGTTGCACTCAAAAAGGGACAAAAACAAGCAAGAAAAATGGTAATGCAAAAAGTGGTTGGAAAGGGTAAAGACCTTGCAGGAATGTCTCCACAAGAAAAAGAGAAGGTAGAAGTTAAGACTGACAAACGCATAAAATCTATGGGTGCGAAATATAAAACACTTGCAAAGAAATTTGCAAAACAGATTATCAAAAAACATAATCAGGCAAAAGCAAGTGCCGGTAAGAAAGAATAATGAAAAGGTTCGGACAATTTGTAGAAGCTAAAAGTAAAACTGCCGTATTTACATTCGGTAGGTTCAATCCACCTACGATTGGACACCAGAAACTTCTACAAGCAGTTTTGAGAACTGCCAAGAGTGAGGGTGGAAAACCCTTCATTTTTGGCAGTCATTCTCAGGACAAGAAAAAGAATCCCTTGTCATACAAGGAAAAGATGACATATCTGACTCAGATGTTTCCAAAAGAAATGAGAGGTCAGAAATTAGTAACGGACTTGAAGACTGCAATTGACATTGCGGTTAGATTAAATGACTATGACAGATTGGTTATGGTTGTGGGTAGTGATAGAGTTGATGATTTCGAGAGTCTACTCACAAAGTATAATGGAGTCGAAGCTCGTCATGGGTATTATAACTACTCAGAAATCAAAGTAGTAAGTGCTGGAGAAAGAGACCCAGATGCAGAAGGTGTTACAGGAATGTCTGCATCGAAGATGAGAGCTGCAGCTGGTAGCGGGGATTATGATTCGTTCAAGTTAGGATTACCAAAAGGTTATGATGGTACAAAACTCTTCAATGATGTTCGTAAAGGTATGGGCATCAATAGAGAAATAAAACCAGATAAACCTGTAGCTGAGATGAATGACTCAGAGTTTAAACGAGAACAGTATTTTCAAAATCTCATTTTCACTATTGGAGAATGGGTTGAGGATACACAAACAGGTATACAGGGAGAGGTTGTTAAACGTGGAACAAATTATGTAACCATAGTACAAGAGGACTTCTCTTTGCACAAGGTATGGTTGAAGAATGCAAAACCAATCAAGGAACAGACAAACAAACTTCCAGATGCTATACATTTTGTCAAGAACAGAAATCTCTGGGAGAAGTATAGAAGGGAATCTTATCTTGCAGGAACAGATGAGTATGCAAAACATACAAAGAAGATAACTCCTGGCGAGACTTTAAAGATTAAGTATAAGAGTATATACAAAGAATCTTTATCAAAGTTTGCATCTAAGTTTAAGATACCAATGAATGTTGCTGGAGCCATCTTCAAGAAGATGGTGGACAATGGACTAGACCCATTGAAAATCCAGAACTATAGTTCTCTTCTCACTACATACATGAATCTTATGGATGAGAAGATTAGTGAGGTTGCTCCGCCTGGTAAGGAGAAAGTGGTAAAAGCGTTAAAGAAGAAATTTGATGACCCATCAGCACCTTATGCAATTGCATGGGCTCAATATAACAAGGAGAAAGGAAAATGAGTAAAGAACAAGACCACGATTCAGCATTAGAGATGAACGCATATATGAATGCCATATCCAAGGGTAGAACTACTAATCTTTGGGCAGAAGCAAAGGACGGAGAAGACCCTGAACCTGTTTCTGGAAAGAAAACTTTCACAAAAAAACCACAAGAAACTGTAGTAGTAAATCCTAAAAACGAAGCATGAAAACACTAGAACACTTTCTGTATGAACAAAAGATAAAAACAAGATTACCTCATGTTTATCTTGACATGGATGGTGTTCTGGTAAATCTTATGAAGGGAGCCGAAAAAGTTCATGGTAAACCTTTGGACCAAGTTCCCAAACCTATGAAGTGGGACAAGATTTCTCAAGTAGAGAACTTTTGGAAAGATTTAGAGTGGATGCCTGGTGCAAAGAAACTCTGGAACTTTTTGAAGCCGTATGCACCATCTATTATGTCTGCATACGCTAGGTCGGAACCAAACTCTGCAAAGGGTAAGGAAGATTGGTTAAAAAAGAATGTTGAACCTCTTTCAAGAGGTCGCATTAATCTGGTCATGAGGTCAGATAAACAAAGATTCGCAAGAGATGGAAGAACACAGATGCCAAATATTTTGGTAGATGACCATGCTAAAAATATTAGAGAATGGGAAGCGAAAGGAGGCATTGGTATCCATCATACAAGTGTGGAAAGAACAATTGCAAAACTCAAAGAATTAGGTTTTGCATAAATATTAACAACAAATTACATAGGAGATAACTATGCCTTTATGGGGAACGAGCGCTACGGCAGCGACTAATAAACCAAAATGGTGCCCAGACGATACAAATAGTCCTTATGATGTCACTGAAGTATATGCTAATAACTCAGGATGGGTACGAAAAGCCGGAACAGCTGCAACTGGAAATGGTAATACCAGTGCAGACCCAGAAATTTTAGTTGCAATTAGAGGACTTGCAGGAACCTCTGCAACAACTGGACTGAAACATCCAACAATTACAAGAGTACGTTGGGGAGAAGAATCCTACACAGGAGCAGTTGCAATTACAGTTGAGGTCACTTGGGATGAACAAGTCAAGTATGTTGAAGGAACACCAGCAACTTTGACAATTACATCTACCGGCACCAACATTACTGCAACAGCCTCTCATATTGATGGTACTGCAATTGCAGACGGATTAATTGGTAATACTGTAAGATTCACAGGTACAACTGTTGATCAAAATGCAACATTGAGTATTGAAGATGACCAAGCTATTACTGACCCAGATTTAGTAGATGCACTTGGAGACAATGCAGCTCTTTCTGGAGCAGATGCAACAACAATTACCGCAGCTGTCAAAACTGCTTCCAGTTTAGGAACCAGAACAGTCACGGCATCATAATTGATCTAGAGTCCCTAGAGTAGAATTCCCCCCGATTTAGGGGGGTTCACATAATTTTTTAAGGAGATAAAATGGCAGATAAGAAAATAACTGCTTTAACCGCTTTAACAGATACAGGTAAAGATTCTGCACAAGATTTACTTCATATTATTGATTTCAGTGCATCGCCTGTAAACAAGAAGATTACAGTCGCTAATCTTTTTAGTCGTGCAGACACAAACATTTCTAGTGTTGGTGCAGTAACCTTTGAGGTTGCACCTACAACTTCAATTTCAGGATTGAAGGTAAGTGTACCAAATACAACTCCAGCTTCAGGTGCAGAGACAACTGTAGTTGTCAATGAAAATGGAAATGAGTTTGTAGACTTTCGTGTAGAGACAAACAACTCTACACAGGCAATCTATGTTGATTCTTCAGATGATGGTAGTAATGGAGATGTAAACTATGTCAAAATCAATGGAGATTCTGCAGCTGTAGATTTTGAAGTCTATAGTGATACTGGAATTCTTATTCATACAGATGCACCAGACCATTCAGTGGGTATTGGAACTGCAACTCCAAGTGCAAGTTTTATGTTAGATGTTGCAGCTGATGCAACAACTGGTGGTTCGATTCAGTCAGCTGGTTGGTTGTCATTCTCATCTAATGACACACGAGCAGGAGCTGGAGCTATTGCAGTTGATGAACCAGTTACCTTTTTGACAAATACATCTGGTGCAAGTGCATTGACTATTGCAGATGGAACTAATGGTCAAATAAAAATATTAGTGGCAACTAACATTGCTGGTGGTAGTATGACATTTACAAATCAGTCTAATGTACAACTGCCAAATGGTGGTACTATACTTACATTTGACAATACTGGAGACTCTGCGACTTTAATGTTTGTAAACAGTAAGTGGCATATGATTGCTGGAAGTGCAGGAGTATCAACGTAATAATTAACCTTATATAATGGAGACATTATGACCCTAGAACGTGAAACGATTGAATCACGCAAAACCGCCATTCAAGGCGATATAGAAAAACTGAGAGAGACAATCTCTCAGTTAGACACTAAAAGACAGGAATTGGTCAATAACTTGAATGCACTATCTGGTGCAGAACAACA